CTTTACAACGCTTCGGTTACAATAAACTCGGTCGACCTTAGCGACCATGTCACGTCCATCACGTTCAGCGAAAACGCAGCTGAACTAACGACAACCTCGATGGGTGACTCAAACGTAACGAGGATTGGGGGGCTTCTCGATGGCAACATCGACCTGGAATTCAATCAGGACATGCAAGCCTCTGAAACTCAGGCAACGATTCGCGCACTCGTAGGGACCGTCACAACGGTCGTCGTTAAGTCTGACGCCAGCGCCGTGTCAGCGGCAAACCCGTCATGGACGTTTTCGGCACTTGTCACTGAATGGCCGTCCGTTAATGGCACCGTCGGCGAACTCGCCACGGCGTCGATTAGCTGGCCTCTTACAGGTGCAGTAGTTCAAGCAGTTAGCTAGAAACAGGAGAAAATGATGCTGAGGGCACAAATCCAAGTCACCGACAACCAAGGTGTCATCCGAAACTATGACGGCACCGGGGCGCTATTCGTGGCGTTCGAAGCTCACTTCGACGTTTCAATCCTCGAAATGGGCGAAAATCCGCGACTGACCCATATTTATTGGCTCGGGTACGAAGCCGCCCGGCGTGTCAACCAGCACGACGGTCTAGATTTTCAGAAATGGCTCGACGCCGGCTACACGGTGGAATTTGAGGTTGACGACGACCCTTTAGACGAACCAGCTACGCCTACCAGTTAGGAGTTTTGGCGATAGCTACCGGCCAACCACTCGACGTTTTGTTGGAAGTGGATTCTCTAACACTGATGGGGCTCATTACCGCCTACAACGAAAAGGTCAAGGCGGAGGAGAAAGCGGCGAAACGTGGCGCTCAAAAACAAAAATATCGGTAGAAAAACCACCATCGAAATCAAAGGTCTGCGCCAGGCTCAACGCATGATGGGCAAAATCGACGCCGACTTTAAGAAACGATTTAAGGACATTCACAAAGGCGCCGCGGATATCATCGCCGACGAAGCCCGCCGGCGTGCACCGGTCCGCTCAGGGCGTCTCCGGCGTGACATACGAACCAGCGGCACCACTAAAGGCGGCGTGGTGCGCGTAGGACGCAAAAAACTACCGTACGCGGGGCGTGTCATATTCGGTGACCCGATCACGTTTAGAGACCGTTTGATGCGCAAGGCACAAACCCGCCGGATCGGTACGCCGTTCATCTATGAAGCAGCAGACGCCAAGTTTCGGGAAGTCGTAGATTATTATGATGACGAACTTGAAGAAATACTTGATGACGCTATAAAGGCGGCGGAACGTGGCAGGTAAAAAAGCGTCGATATCTATGCTCATCGGGGGCGACGCCTCCGGTTTACGGAAAGCCACAAAAAACGCGTCGAAGTCGTTAAGCAAGTTCTCTAAAAGCTCCGCTAACGCCGCCAAAAAGGTTGGTAAAGCGTTTGGGGCTATGACCGGGGCGATTGGTGTCGCTGCCGTGGGTTTAGGCGCCAAAGCTGTCGACCTCGCCTCCGACTTTGATGAGTCGATGTCGAAAACGGAAGCCATTTTTAAGGAAGCCGCCGGCGGTATCACTGCAGCAGCAAAAGACGCCGCAACCGCGGTCGGTATGTCTAAAGGCGAGTTTTTGGAAGCCGCTTCCGGGTTCGGTGTTTTTGGTAAAGCGGCAGGACTGGGCGGCGACGATCTATCAGACTTCGCGGCTGAACTCGTCAAAACCGCGGCCGACGTTGCGAGTTTCAACAACCTTTCCACCGATCAAGCGTTAGAGAAACTCTCGGCCGGGCTACGCGGCTCTAGTGAACCGTTGCAGTCGCTAGGGATTCTCATCAACGCCGCTCAGGTCGAAGCGAAAGCGCTCGACATGGGACTCGGCGACGTCAACGGCACCGTATCGGAGGGAAACAAGATTCTTGCCCGCCAAGCGCTCATCATGGAAGCGCTCGGCAGTCAAGGCGCACTCGGGGATTTCGAAAAAACGTCGGGTGGGCTCGCCAACCAACAAAGAATTCTCTCAGCTCGTCTAAAAAATGTGGGCATAACGATTGGTACGGCGTTGTTACCGGTGGCCGGCAAACTCGCCGAAGCCGTGTCGAACCTTATTGCCGTCGGTGAACGTTTCGCCCCGCAAATGGAGCAGCTACGCGACCGGGCAAAAGAGTTAGGCGAACAATGGCTCCCGAAACTTCGCGAAGCGTTTATTAGAGTGCGGGAAGCTGTCGAACCGATTATTCGAAAGATGGTCGAATTTATTCGAACGAACCCGAAACCGTTTTTGATGGGCCTTGCCGCCGTCATCGGTGTCGTGCTGGTGGGCGCTATTAGTGCCGCGGTTATCGCCATCGCTGGCATTGTGTTTAGTGTGGGCGGCCTTATTGTGGCGTTCGGCGCAGCGGTGACCGCTATCGCCTATTTGTGGCAAGAATCGGAAACGTTTCGTTACGTTGTCAAGCGGGTGTTCGAGGACGTTAAAGCGGTTGTCACTCCCATTATTGAAGGCATCATTCAAACCGTTAAAGATTTGATCGGTGCGTTCGAGGGCGTCATCACGTTCCTAAAAGGTGTCTTCAAAGGCGATTTCGGTATGGCGATGGACGGAATCAAAGACATTTTCCGGGGCTTTTACGACGCCATTACCAGCATTTTGGAAACCATACAGGACGCTTTTGTGGCGTTCTTTAGTTTGGACGCGGTACAAACCGCGATCAAATTCGGTTTGGACAAAATTATGGACTTTGTGGGGGCGATACCCGACCGGGTGGGGAAGCTCGCCCGTGGGGCGTTCGATGAATTAAAAAGCTCTTTTGCCGGCGCTCTGAACTGGATTATTGACCAGTGGAACAAACTCGACTTCGGGTTTAGTTTCAAACTGCCCGGCATATTGGGTGGCAAAGAATTTGGTATCGAAGATTTAGTGCCCGACATTCCTCGGATCGGTGGGGCGGAACCGTTGGCCCCGGCCGCGCTTTTGCCGGCGACCCGGCTACGTGAATCAGGCATGGCTACCGCCGGCCACGGGATGACGCAGCAGACGGTAAACATTTACGCTAACGACATCGACGGGGCAGCGCTTATCAGTAATTTGCGTCGCACTAATCGCAACACCGGCGGCGTACCGATTGACGCCACCGGTTTTAACGGGCAAGCGTTGTAGTGGCGACGCCTACGCCAACCGTGGAAATCGGGTTTATTGGGCCGCCGCCCGATAACGCTTTCACCCTTGATGATGCCGTTAAAGGCAAACTCGACAGTGTCGACTATGTGTTAAGCGGCGATGAGGTTATGGCGGACCTCACCGACCGCTGCGTTTCGTTTGTGACACGTCGCGGGCGCCTCGACTGGACGCAACCCTTCTCGCCGGGCATGGCTAAATTGTTGTTTCGAAACATCGACGGGGCACTCGACCCATTAAACACCTCATCAGCGTATTATCCGGGCATTACCGTGGGGCGCACCGTCACCATCAAATGCAACGGGCATTTCATATATTCCGGTCTCGTTGAAGATATAAGCCTCGGTTATGACACCGGCGGCGATGCGTGGGTGACGGTGATAGCGGAGGACCAATCGAGCGAACTAGGGCTCAGGTCGCTCACTTCGGGGACTTCGTTTAGTGAACAAACCAGCGGCCCGCGAGTGTCTGCCGTGTTGGCAAACGCAAATATTGGGTATGCGGGGGCGACCAGCATCAACGCGGGCAATTCGACGGTTGCCGCGGAAACCCTGTCCGCCGATGTGAACGTCGTGCAGTATTTACAAAAAGTGTCGAACAGTGAGCAGGGCTATCTGTATGTGAATCGTTCGGGGGTAATGACGTTCGAAGATCGTTACGGGCCACTAGCCGCGGCGGCAACGGTCACGTTTTCCGATGATGGGAGCGACACCCCGTACCAGAGCATTAACCGAAACCTTGTCAGCGCCGAGTTGTTTAACCGTTTGACGGCGAACCGAACCGGTGCCAGCACAGTCACCGACGACAACACAGACAGTCAAGATTCTTACGGTATCCGGTTGTTACCGTTGGGCGAAGTCCTGGTGTTGAACGACGCCACGGTGACAAACATTCTTGATTTTTTGATGGTGCAAACCGCGTCGACTGATGTTCGTATTAACAGCCTCACCGCGGTGTTAGATACACAAAGTTCGGGGACACAAAACACCATCGCGCAACTAGAACTAGCTGACGCCGTGGATGTCGAATTTACGCCGCCCGGTGTCGCGCAGCAGGCCACAACGGGCACTTTGCAGCAGATCGGGCATGCTTTCACGGTGGGCGAAACGTGGCGCGTTACGCTAGGGATGACACCGAAAGACACAACCAGCTATTTGATACTAGATAACGCCACTTTGGGGCGTCTCGATCACAACAGTTTAGGATTCTGATATGTCATATCAGCAATGGACCACGGGGCAGGTTTTAACTTCCACGGCAATGAACCAGGTGGGCGACTCCACGGTCAATGTATTCGCTTCGTCCTCGGCGCGCGCTAGCGCGATTTCTAGCCCGACCGAAGGGATGGTTTCGTATCTATCCGACACCAACCAAATTGAGGTGTACACGGGTGCGGCATGGGCCGGAATCGGTGACATCACCGAGGTGGCCGCCGGCGCAAACATAGACGTAACCAGCGGCACCGGTCCGGTGCCTAGCGTGGCACTCGCCATTGACGCCGAAGTGAACTTCGCCGATCAGCTCGCGACACGGCCCGAAATGAAAGACTACGCCGAAACCATTAACGTGATCGGTGGCACCGGCGGAGGCACACAAGACATAGACATAACCGCCGCCAACGTTGTTACCGCGACCGTCGACACCTCGACGAACACGTTCACGTTTTCGAACCCGTCCGCTACCGGGAAGTCGTGCAGCTTCACGCTGATATTAACGAACGGGGGATCGCAAACCGTGGTCTGGCCGACCTCAGTCGATTGGCCGGGAGCGGCGGCACCAACGCTCACCGCGTCGGGTGTTGATGTTCTCACTTTTTTCACCCTTGACGCCGGAACTATTTGGTACGGCTTCGCCGCCGGGCTGGATATGGGCTAATGCCTTTAGGAGCCGCAAAGGCGGTGTTACTGGGCGCAGCCGGTGTCGCTGGTGGCCCCGACTTCTCGGGTGGCGCCCGCACCTCCGCCGGCGGTTACAACTACCAAACGTACACAGCGAGCGGCACAGTAACCTGCGATTCTGGCGGCGACGTTGATGTGATTCTCGTCGGTGGCGGCGGTGGAAGAAATCAAGACTTTTCTTTCCCGGCAAGAAATTGGATGGGCGGCGGCGGCAGCGGCGGTGTCATCTATGCGACTGGCGTCACAGTCGCCGCAGGCACATTCAGTTTAACAATCGGAGCAGGTAGCGCCGCGGAAACCAACGGCGGCTCCTCGTCGATACTTTTCGCTGGCTGGAACCTCTACGCCGGCGGCGGCGGATACGGCGGCAAAGGCAACTCGGCATGCTCGGCCGGCCAGCCGGGCGTAACTTCCACACCTTCCTCCCCTTACGTAACCGTTGGGGGTGCCGGCGGCGGCGGCGGGGTTTTGTCGGGCGCATGCGGTGGGGCTGGCGGCTCAGGTAGCGCCACTTCCACTAGTGGAACTGGTAGTGGCGGCGGCACATGGAGCACCCTCACATCAGGAAACGGCACAACTTCGAGTACCTACGCCGCTGCTGGTGGCGCTGGCGGTGGTGCTACTGCGGACAGCAACATTTTCGACGGTGGCGCAGGTTACACGTGGGTAAACAGTGTTTTGTACGGGCAAGGCGGCAACGGCGGAGGCACTAGCACAGCACCCCAAGGCGGTGTCGGCGGCGGCGCTGGATCGAGTGACATCACGATTGACGGCGGTAACGGAATCTTTATAGTCAGGTGGCCCGAATAATGAGCATCTTTGCCGAAGTAGACAAAAATAGTGTCGTCGTAAACATCGCTGTGTTTGACGACGGAGACACTCCCGCCGACTTAGGGTGGACGGGCTGGCATCAAACAACGGACGGCCCCGGTAACCAAATCGCTGGCCCCGGAGACATTTTTGTGCCGGAAGCCGACGGCTACCCGTCGGGGCTTTTCCATTCCCCGACCCCCCATAACACCTGGGTGCTAGACGACAACTACGAATGGCAACCGCCCGCGGACAAACCGTACCCAGAAGGATTTGACGACCCTGACCGTCTCTGGTGGTGGGACGACGCTATCGAAGACTGGGACGAAAGATTTCGTCCTGAGGGTTGGGTCATTCCTGACCCGCCCGAACCAGAATGACCGCAATGATTAAGCAGTGGGCGCACGCGCTCAAAACGGCGGGCCTCAACGTCGAAGCCCTCGACGGTTGGCAAATGCGCGCCGCTAGCTCTTACAGTTTCGAACCCGTCGGAATCATGTTGCATCACACCGCCAGCAACGCCCAGTCGGGAAACATGCCCACGCGTGACCTCATCATCAACGGGCGCCGAGATTTATCCGGTCCCCTCTCCCAATTTTGCATCGCCCGAGACGGCTCGATTTTGTTGGTATCTGGCAAGCGTTGCAACCATGCGGGGCGGGGCATGGCCCGCCGCATCGAACAACTCTTAGCTGATGTTGAACCGCCCGACTATGGGCAAGGACTTTACGACGCACCGAAACCGGGGGCGTATCGCTCAGGAAATAAACATTTCGTCGGTTTCGAGTGTGAAGCAAACGGCGTGGGGGAACGCTGGTCCGATGAACTAATAGAGGCAACGGTGACGGCGTGCGCGGTGCTGTGCATTTTGCACGACTGGAACCCGCTCACCCGAATTTTGATGCACCGAGAATGGACCAGCCGCAAAGTAGACCCCGACCTGCGAATACCGTGGCGGAAACTCATTAGCGACGCCGTCGAAACCGGGGGATTTGATATACCCGAGCAAGCGGCACCCCTCCCGACCCTAAAACCTCGCACGCTACGAAAAGGCGACATAGGCCCCGACGTTGCAGCAATACAAAAAGTTTTGGGTATCACCGCAGACGGCCACTATGGGCCTGTGACAGAATCCGCCGTTTTGGCGTTTCAAAAAAAACAAAGAATAGGTGCTGATGGTGTTGTGGGGCCTGTCACGTTTGCCAAACTGTTAGCGAAACAAAAGCGACCAATATTGGCAAGGTGGCCAAATGAAGTTTTATAGCAACCTCCTCGAACGGGCGGTCCTCACCGGCGTGCAAGCGTATTTAGGGATCATGGGAGCAGATCAGCTGATGTCGTTTGACATAAGTCAACAGGAAATGGCGGCGGCCGCTGGTATCGGTGCGGCGTTGTCGGTAGTGAAATCGGCGATAGCGCGCAAACTAGGTGCCGGAACCGCCGACCTGTTCGACGCGTGACCATAGAAGACGTCGCCGCACGCTCAGATGCGTGGCGAACGTCAATAGAACAAATACTTAAAAACGTTAAAGCGATAGTGGGCGCAATTATCGCGGCCGGTATCGGCGTTTGGGCGTTTTGGCCCGATAGCGAACCAGCACCAACGGCACCAATCACCGACGCCGCTTGTGTAGCGCTCCTAGGGTCGTTACAGGACGAAAGCGTGAGACAATGGTCCGAAGCCCAATGGGGCGTATTCGAAGCGTCACAACGAGCCCTGGAGTGTAAATAGTGGACGACCTCGAAAGCGACTTTAAACAAATCAAGGTAAGTCGCCTCACGTTGGGGCTGATAATGACCGTCGCAACGGTAAGCGCGGTCATAGTTTGGAACGCCGCCGCGGTGAGTAACAAAATCAACACACTGTCCGCCGACATCGAAAAAGTGCAAACCGAAATGGAAGAATACGGCGAACCAGACGGCCAAGTTTTGACGCGCTTGGATTCAATCGAACGCATGGTCGAAGGTTTCGACACTCAGGAAATAGGGAACCGTTTAACGAACCTGGACCGGGGCGTACAACTCGGCGAAGAACGATTAGACGAACTCGACGAACTTGTCGCAGAAATAAACGAGCTTCTCTATGACGGTGAAATCCGCTGGCAACTCGACGACCTGTTCTGGCGTACTGACGGCGTGATCCAGGCACTCAAAACCAGGCAATGGGGCGACGATTTTGTTAAAGAATGGTTCGGGCATAACTGGTAGTCCTTGACGCCGCCCAATAAATTTGGTGTTCTTATGTCATGCCTAGTGAAAAAACAGAATGGGAACGTTTTATAGACGTCTCCGAGAATTACACAAACGTCGTAGATGCCTTAGTGAAAGTGGCCGCTGAAATAAAGCCGGTCGCGAAAGCGGGCAAAGCAGCACAAACAATGGGCGGGTATGCGTTTCGCACCATTGACGACGTCGTGAACGCTTGCTCAGGTCCGCTGGCCCGAAACGGCCTCTTGATTGTGCCGGCCATGACGGAAACAAAATCGGAAGTGTGGAACGACAAATGGCGAAAAGAGTACGTCCGTTTTCGGTTCCGAATTATGCACGTTTCCGGAGAGTGGATAGAAACCGAAATCGTGGGCCAAGCCCTCGACAACGGCGACAAAGGGATCGGGAAAGCGACCTCATACGCGTTGAAGGAACTCCTCACCAGGATGTTTCTTATACCCACCGACGACGACACCGAAAACACGAACTATGGGGGTTGACATGTTGTTAAACAGTTTGGCGTATGTGGCGTTTCCGATTCTGGGGGCGTGGGGCATATACGACCTATCGCGCGCTTTTCATTCTCGGCGGGGGCTCTAATGGGGCAACCAACAC